CTCATGGGAACCTTCACGGCAGATGCGCCGATCATGCTGGACGAGATCAAGGTAGAGTTCCCGCAGCTGAGCGATGAGTTGCGGTTTCCGGAGTTGACGGAGAGCTTGCTGGACGATGTATCGGGAGCAAATAGCGAAGTCACAGAAGCGGGAGATGATATATATACGCACAAGATAATAACTCCCATATATGAACCGAAAGGGGAAAAACCTGCAATTGAAACCCTTATCGACCGTACAAAGACAGAGGAGCTCCTTGCCGAAATATATGCAGCTAACCTTCCACAGGATATAGAACACTTTTTATGCCTTGCGGCCGAACGCCACACCGCCTTTCATTTCCGCCGCATCGCAGAATTCTATTGTCATTCTGATATGGTCACGCAGGATCTAATGGAGAAATCCGGCCTTATAATTATTGACTTCAAGAAAGCGATCGAATATGGCTTCGTCCATCTAACCGAAAGACTCGGCGAGCTGGCTGATATGGAAGAGATAGAATATGGCGATGCGTAAGGACTTCTGTACATTCATACTGACCCATGGCCGGCCGGATCGGGTATATACTTATAAGACGCTCCTTCGGGCAGGCTATACTGGTAAAATTTATATTGTGATCGATGACGAGGATGAAACCGCTGGCGAATATCGAAATCGATATGGAGATAGGGTGCTACAGTTTTGCAAGCGGGAAGTAGCAGAATGGACGGATGATGGAGATAATTTCGGACATAGGAAAAGCGTGATATATGCTAGGAATATCTGTTGGGAATTGGCCCGGCGGGTCAAGTGCAAATATTTTATTCAGTTAGATGATGATTACATGAGATTCTCCTATCCTTATAATTCAGCAGGTAGATATGTATCAACAAGAATAAAGAGGACGATGGATGACCTTCTATCTGCTTTATTGCAATTCTTTATTGATACAGATATCAAAACTATAGCGATGAGCCAAGGAGGAGACTGGATCGGCGGTGGAAAATCGAATAATTTGTGTTTAAGAAGAAAGGCCATGAACTCCTTTATTTGTTCGATAGAGAGGCAATTCAGTTTTTTTGGTAGAATCAATGAGGATACAACAACGTATACTTCACAGAGTAGACTCGGCTATCTCTTTTTTACGGTGATGCAAGCAAAACTTAACCAGTTAGCTACTCAGTCGAATCCCGGTGGATGGACGGAGCACTATCTATCGGTTGGAACCTATATTAAAACATTCTATTCTATTATGTATTCTCCTTCATGTATTCAAGTTGGCATTATAGGCGACCCCCGCACGCCCGCACTATCGTATCCATCACAAGATCAATTGGCATCTAACGGCTCCGAAGATTCTGCGAGAAAATCATAAGAAGAACTGGAGGGAATAGGTGCCCGGCAAGCCTACTCAATCTGACGAAGCCGAGGCGATGTTTCAGTATTTTCTTGCAGGCCACACGCAGGCTGAGGTGAGCCATAAATTCCAACGCGATCCACACACGGTTAGCGCGATCGCCTCCCGAGACCAATGGGAGGCCAAATCGCAAGCCGCGCACGAGAAGGCCCTCGAGCTCATCGGCAACAAGTACGCGAAGGAAATGGCGAAGACGATCCGAGGCATGATTTTCCGCCGCGACTTCCTGCAGAACAAACTCGTTGAAGAGATCAAGAAAAGCGGGCGCGACGGACTCGCGCAAGGCGAACGCTGGAGCGCGATCACGTCCATCGAGGACCGGCTCATCAAACTGTTCGGGCCGCCAGAGAAAGCACAGACTATAATCCAAGGTGAGAACATCCAGGTTAACCAGGCGATCCTGTCGCCGGTCGAGGCAAAACGCCTCGCCGATTTGAGACGGCGCCTGCAGGAAGATACCGAAGACGATGACGAGGACACCTGAAAAAGATTTGGCGTTCATCGATTCCATTTTCGCCAAGTTCCAAGCATGGCGCGAAGAAGAGATTATCCTTGAAGACGGGCGCAAACTCGGGCAAGCCATCGCGCCTTTCCAACGGGAACGCTTCGACGCATGGGATACCAAGTCACGGATCTACTGCGAAACATGCACGGACTCAAGCAAGACCACCGACGTGGCAGCCTGGACGCTATCGATGTTGCGGTTTCTCTCGGGATGGGAAGCGCTCATCTTCGCCGTTGATCGAGACCAGGCCCGGTTGATCATCGGCGCGGCCGAGGGAATGCTGAGGCGGAATCGGAAACTAAAAACTAACTTCGGCCTTGAGGTCCAGCGGAACAAAATCATATCAACGGTCAGCGGCGGGAGCTGCCGGATAGAATCTTCGGACACCGCAAGCGCGGAAGGGATTCTTGCTGACTGCGTAATATGCGAGCAGCTCGAAAGCTGGCCAAAAGAGGAACTGTGGGAAAGCATCTACAGCCGCGCGCACAAGCGGGAGATGCGAGTTATCATCATCGCAAACGCGCCGCAGACCGAGGACATGTGGCAGTGGCGAATCAGGGACTGGGCGCAGAACGATCCGCTGTGGACGTGGCTTGAGGCCGTTGCCGATGATGTTCCATGGATTACTTCCGGGAAGCTAGAAGATGAAAGGCGGGGGCTTCGAGAGGCTAGATTCATGCGGCTTTATTATAACGTGATCGGGAACGCTGACGAATCCCTATTCACTCCTGCGCAGGCTGAGGCAATGTGCGTCCTTGATGGGCCGGTTGATGAAGTGCCAGAGGGAATCCGGCGAGCCGTGCTTGGACTTGATATGGGCCTTTACCATGACCTTGCTGCCCTGGCCTGCGTCGGTGAGCGCATGGACGGGAGCCAGGATCTTCTAAACATGAAAGTCTGGCAGGGCGGACCCAATAAACCGGTACTCTTCACAGACGTTGAAGGGCCCATCCTCGATTGGATGAAGCGATACAAGGCAATGAAATTGATTTTCGACCCATGGCAGTTCGAGCGGTCCGCGCAGACGCTCAAGCTCATGAGAACGCCCGTGGAGAAGTTCATCTTTTCCTCGAAGTCGGTGAACGATTTGACCAACCAGCTTTGGCGGCGTGGCGTTGATGGCCTGCTTAGGATCTACCCGGGAGCGGGCGCACTTGAGCGCGAAGGATCGGGGATGTGGGACCTTGCCCGCGAGATGCGATCGGTTAAGATGGTCGAGGGACCGTTGGGCTACAAACTCGAAAACAAGGGCAAGGGAACGAAGGACCGACTGATTGCGCTGGGCATGGCGAGCCTCTGGCTGACGCAGTGACGAATCGTAAAGCCGGGAAGCATGAGACTTTCAGATTTTCTCAATCAAGGGAGGGCTGCGAGATGACCTACAAGCGCCCCGTGATCCGCAAAGTTACGGGTAACATCATCCGATACCTATACTGCCCCGAATGCGGCTACAGGGACAAGATCGTGCAGAATGCGAGCCGCGCCTGGCGTGGCGCAGACTGCCCTAAATGCCACCACTCCCTCAAAACGCACGGCGTCAAGCACGCCCCCTAAATTCCGCGAGCGGAATACGCACCCCTGAAAAGCCTTGACTCACGGTTATCATTCCTGCCGTGAAGAGAATCGCAACCAATCGCCTCCGAAGATTCGCGCCCGGCCGCAACGGCAACGGTTCACCCATCCTCGAACTGGCGCTCAAGTCGCTTGCCGATCCTGCCTTCTTCAAGTATGGCGGTCTCAAGTTCGCGAACGACGTCGAGCCGCTGAAGGACGCTTACTCTCAGGTTGCGGCGGTCTATGCCTGCATCCTCGCCAGGGCTCGGCCTCTGGCTATGTGCCCGGTGAAGGTGTTCACAAAGGACTCGGAAGGCGGCTACGAGGAAGCCAAATCCTCGCCCTTCGATCATCTCCTCTACAGGCCGAACCCCTTGATGAGCCGTTACCAGCTCCTCGAATCGTGGGATATATCGATTTGCCGCCGCGGGAACGCCTTCCTCTTGATGGACCGCGATGCACCCTCAGCGGTTCCCCGTGCGATATGGCCGCTTGATCCAACGCTGATGAAGCCGGTCAAGAATAACCAGGGCCTGCCGGTCGCGTGGGAATACACCCCCGGCGGAAAGGCGGGAAAGATCCGCTACGAGCTCTGGCAAATCATCCACGACAAACTCGTGGACCCTGATAATCCTTTGATGGGCCGATCGCCCCTTGATGCTGCACGCCTGGACATCCAGCAAGAATGGGACGTGTCGCGTTGGAACCGATCGTACCTTGAAAACGGATGCGATCCCGGCGGGCGCTACGAGCTCACCGAAGGCGGGTCGATGGATCCCGAGCAGGCAGGGGAGATCCTGAGAAATCACGGAGATAAACATCAGGGGCCTTCCCGCGTCGGCGAGCCGATGGTGGACATGGGCGGCTTGCGCTGGAAGTCAAACGACATCCCGCATAAAGATATGTCCTTCGAGGCGCAGCGCGACTTCAACCTTCGCGCCATCAAGATGGTTCTGGGCGTTCCGACGGTCGCGCTTGGTTTCGAGGAGGACATCCCCTATGCGGGAGCAAAGGCGCAAATGCAGATGTTCTGGACCAATACTCTGATTCCCCGCATTCGATCCATCGAGGATGTCCTGTGGGCGTATCTTTGCGAGGGCGTTGAAGGGGGAAAATATGAGATCCTCTTTGATCTCAACGATGTCGAGGCGCTACGAGACGATATCGCAGAGAAAATCGGGGCGGTGGGTCCGCTGTGGGCTGTCGGTACTCCTGCCGCGGAGATCAACCGCGCCCTCGATTTGGGTCTGGAGAAGTGGGAAGGATGGGAAAATAGTTACATCCCCAACTCCTCGACTCAGGCCAATAGTGGAGCCGGTGAAAATCCTGGCGCGGTAAAATCGGCCAAGGAAATAGTTGAGTTCCAGGACTTCAGCCTTGAGGAAATCGAGGAGGCGAAGTCCTGGGACAGAAAGGTCCTCCGGCCGAACGAAAAAAAGTTCCAAGGCAAGATTCGTTCCTGGTTCTTCGAGCATCGAAACGAAGTTCTTGAAAGATTCTCAAAACTTACGGGATGGGAAAAGGGAGGGCCGGATGGCGAGCAGAAGGCAGACGATGATCCGGCGCGCCCCTTCGANATCGACGAAATATTTCCGCCGGAATCGTCTTTCAATGAATGGGCGGGCACCGCGCTGGAGCCGATTTATCGCAAAATCAATACTCGACGGTGCAGAGTTCGGCGCAAACATGATCGGGACCGAAGTACAGGTAACACAGATCCGGGGAGAGCTCGCGCGATGGCTCAAGGAAAACTGCCTCGACAAAGTTACTCAGATCGAGAACACGCTTCGCGCGCAACTCAAAGATTCGCTGCGCGTGGGCCTCGAAGAGGGCGAGTCGCTCTATGGCCTTGCGGGGAGGATCAAGCAGATACACCGCAATGCCCAGAGCAGGTCTATGACGATCGCCCGGACGGAAGTGGCAAGGGCCGCAAATCACGGGCAGATGACCGAGTTCGAGGAATCTGGCGTCGTTGACGGCTCGCGGTGGAACGCCGCAATGGACGGATCGACAAGGCCCAGCCACAGGGCGCTCCATCGAAAGACCGCTCCGATGGGAGGAACTTTCACGTCTCCAGTAACCGGAGCGGTTCTCAAATATCCCGGCGACCCGAACGGACCGGCGGAAGAGGTCTGCAACTGCCGCTGTTATCTGCGGCCGATTTTATCCAAGGAGTGAGAGATGGAATCCGCGCTGAAATGGATCGCCCTCGAAGTCAAGAGCGTTGACCGCGAGAACCGAAGCATCGAGGGCTACGCTTCAACCACCATGCCGGATTACGAGGGGGAAGTGATTCTCGCCTCTGCATGGAAGGATTCGCTCCGGCTCTGGAAGAAAATGAAATCGCGGCCGAAGTTCCTTGCCTACCACCAGCACCGCCTGATGGACGGTCACTCTCCAGTCATCGGTTCGATCGAATGGATGGAAATCGTTGACGACGGTCTGAAATTCAAAGCAGTTTTCGCGGAAACGGAACTCGGCGATGAACATCTCGAGCTCTACGCCACGGGCGCGATGGACGCCTTCAGTGTGGGCTTCGCGCCGCAAGAGAGAGAATTCGACCCGGAGAAGATGGCGAAGCTCCTTGAGAAAAACGGGATCGATCCCAAAGGCGCGACGGTTTCCAAGGTCACAAAGAAGGCCCACATACTGGAAGTCTCCGCCGTGGTAGTCGGCATGAACATTGGCGCCACGGTCAAGGCGGCGAGAGAGGGCAATGAATACGCGGCTTCAGTCCTTGCCCGTCTGGACGCTGCGGCCGACATCCAGCCCGACGAAGATGGAATGCTGAAGGCGGGCCGGGAATTCCCGGCGGAGACGGTCGAAACGGAACGCTTCGAGTTCGTCGATGAGAAAGCGATTACATCCGAAGACCGATCCGTCATATCTTCCGAGATTCGGAAATTGAACATGAAGGACCTCGTGGCCTCACACAGGAGATTGCATCAGCTCGCCGCAAGGGGAGCGATGCTCACGGGATTTTCAAAATCGGACATGGATTGGTTCCACGCCCAGCTTGAAAAGGAACTCGTAAGGCGGGCGAAAGAAGACGAACGCAATCCGCCTGAACCTTCGCCTCTGCAATGGGGATCGGGAAAAGAAGCGGAAGGCGAATTCGCCGAAGAGGACGAGGTGGAGGAAAAGCATTTCCCGCACCGGATACGCGAGATCATCGCCAGGGCCCGAAGAAGGAAAAAGCCGAAGAAGGACGCAGTTGATGAGATCACCGTCGATGTCAATATCGGGGAAACGCTTTCGATCATCCGCGACATCGCCGTGGCTTTCAAGGAAGGGCTGGAGGCGATCACGGAGCGGATCGACACGCTCGGGCTTGATGTGCAAGAACTCACGAAATCCCTGAAGGCTGGCCCTCCTGGCGCTCCCGTGAAGAAGGAGCAGCCGAAGGAGAAGGCCGAAGCCCTTTCGGAATACTACCTATCGGGAATCGCTGAAATCGGAAAGAAGGTCCGCGCGATGAGCGCGAAATAGGAGGAAAGAAAATGGACCCGAAAGACCTGAACCCTGAACTCAAGACCCTGCACGACGCCATCCAGGGCGTGCCGGAGGCGGTCGAGGCGATGAAGAAGCACGCCGAGGACGTCGCCGCAATGCAGAAGAAAATCGAGGAGCTGGAGACGCTGAACAAGACGAACTTCCAGGCTCCGGCGAAGAAGGAAGACGACCGCTCCGCGATCGAGAAAGGCAAGGACGGCGAGTTTTCCTGGGGCGCGTTCATTCGCGGCGTGTGCCTCGACGCGCACGGGATTCCGTTCGACAAGGGCGTCTTTTCCAGCCAGCGGAAGAACTCGAAGAGCTGGAGAGATGCGGGATTCACGGCCACGGTCATGGCCGAAGAGAAAGCCATGAGTACCACGGTCGGTTCCGGCGGGTATTTCGCCCCCGAGTATTGGAGCACGCAATGGCTGGACATCCTCGCGGCGAAAGCCGTAGCGATTCCGCAGTGCGAGCGCTGGACGGGACTGAGCAACGCCGACGTGAGGATGGGGAGGCTGGCCACAGGCGCGACCGGGTACTGGATCGCCGAGGGCTCTCAGATCACCATCTCCTCGCCCACGGATGAGCAGGTGAGCGTGGCTCCGCATGAGGCGGCCGCACGCGTCCAGGTCTCCAATCAACTCCTGAAGCTGTCGAACCCCGCCATCGAGTCGGTGGTGATGCAGAACATGGAAGCGACCTTGGCGCGCCTCGTGGATCTCGCGATCCTCGAAGGCAGCGGTTCCTCGAACCAGCCCACGGGAATCGCGACGGGCGCGGGGAGTACCGTGACCTCTTCGGGCGCCATGACATGGGCGCTTCTCGAAGAGTTTGCGTACGACCTGGCGGTGAACAACGCCCCGATGGGCAAAGTCTGCTGGTTCATGCCCCCGCGCACCATGACCTCCATCCGCCAGCTCACGACATCCAACTACCCGCAATTCGTGGGGACTCCGACGGGGCAGGCTCTCGGCCGGGATCTGGCCGGTGGCGGCCTGCTTGGCTATCCAGTCTACACCTCCTCGCAGATGACCATTACCGGCGGGACAGGATCGGATGCGACAGTTCTCCTCGCGGACATGAGCGAGTGCATCCTCGCGGACTGGGGACCGCCCGAGTTCGCGGCTTCGAAGGAGATCGTGTTCGACTACAACTCCACCCAGCTGCGAGCGATCTGGCTGGTGGACGTGGCGCTGAAGCACGCGAACAGTTTCGTGGCCTGCACCGACACGACCTCGTAGGAAAGCAAGAACGGGCGGGAGCTTCGGCTCCCGCCCTAACCCAAAGGAGGAAAAACAATGAGCCTCAGAACAGCGGCGGCACCCGAGGCGATCATGGCTCCGCTCGATCGGACGGCCACGGCCTACTCTGACGTGATCGACTGCCAGCTCGATGCCGACGGGTCCTCATACAGGAACTATCGAATGGTCGCAGTGAGCATTTCGGCCGATGGGATCACCGGTTCCGGCGCGACCATGACGCCGACAATGCAGTACGCGGCCTCGCTGACCAACGTCTCGGCCTACGACTACACCACGGCCGGAGATACCTGGATCACGCTCAGGTACGACACCGACGACCAAGTGAAGCTCGCGCACAAGTTCACGACAGCGGCGAGCGGTGCGGCGGCAACTGCCACCATCTTCAAGGTCAAGTTCTACATGAAGCAGGTCGGAAGCATCGCTGCTTCGAAGTACGTGTGGGCGACGCTGGAGGGCGACAGCTCCGGGCCGGACGGTACGGCGCAGCAGACCTCCTACAAGATCCTGGCGAACTCGATCTCTTCGACCGGCGAGTACATCACGTTCGAGTTCCGGCAGCCGATCGCCCTCACGGCAGCGACCGTCTACTACGTGGTACTCCAGGGCGACTGGACACTCTCGACGACCAAGCACTTGGCGATCTACGTGGACACCGTAGCCAGCGGCGGGACGCTATACGTCTATGACTCGTCATGGGCGAACACATCCACCCAGAGTCCGAACACGACCTGCCAGGCGATCGGAACCTGGACAGCGGTGACGCCCACGGATCACGCGGGATCGGCATCGGCATTCACGGCCTGCACGGCTACGATCGAAGACGTCAAGGGGACGGCGCATCAGACCCGCTATCTGGACGCGACCGTTTACGGGCGATACATGCGGATGGTCCTGACCAAATCAGGAACCGTTTCAACATGCGTCTGCTCGGCAAGCGCGGTCAAGATCGATGCGCAGTATGCGGAATAATCTCTTCGCCCCGATGGGGTGAGATTCCTCATCGGGGCATTAGTTTTTTCAAGGAGGCGAGATATGGAAATGACCCTGAGAAGGGGCGCGACGTTCAAGCGCAAGGACAAGGTCTATCTCCACGATCGAGACGGGAAAACATGGATCGGAAACGCGAAGAAAAGGGAGCCTTACCTGAACCCGGACGAGAACTGCCGAAAATGCGGCGGGACCGGACGGCTGCAAAATCTGGCGACGGAAAAGGACGAACCCTGCACTTGCAACAAGATCGTCCTCGATGTTACCGAAGCCGAGTACGTGAAGAAGCCTGGCATCTGGGAGATGGGCAAGGAGGCGATCAAGAAGCGCCAACTGGAGCGGATCGCGGCAGAGAGGAAGTGGTGGAAGGATCGTGGTCAGGAAATGCCGGATGAAATGGTCAAGGCGATAACCGGCTCACCGGCAGACAAGCAGGTTCTCGCGCCAGGTGAAGAAACGAAATCGAAGCGCGGCCCGGGTCGCCCCCGGAAGATCGAGATCAAATAGATGGACGTCACGACGCTGGACAGGATGCGGATGTTCATGGACGAGAAACAGTTCGTCTCGTTCGATTCCCTTCTTGCGGCGGATATCACAGCATTCTCGAAACAGATTGATCGGATCATGGGGCGCTATCTCCAGAGCACCGCCCGAACCATCTACTGTGACGTGCGGCTTGGAGACAAGGTTTTCTACCTCAAGGGCTATCCGGTCTCCTCTGCGCCTTCAGTCTACGAGGATTCCGCCCGGGAGTTTTCGGGCTCAGCCATTGACACCTCCCTCTATGACGTGACTCAGGGCGCCCTTGACGCAGGAAGGATCGAGTTCGACTACCAGCCTTCGGTTGGTCCCCATGCCTTGAAGGTCACCTACACGGGAGGGCTCTCCTCGACCACTGCGGGGCTCCTGACCTCCTATCCCGATCTCGTCCATGCCTGCGAAAAGCAACTCTGGTGGGCGTGGAGCAAGAGGGGAATGCTGGGCCTCGACGGTGAAGCGGCCGGCGACGCGAGGGCGCGCAGGGAGATGATGCTGATGACCTGGTGGCAGGCCCACGGTGACTTGCTGCCCGAAGTCTGGGACGTCCTGAAGATGTACCGCTCGTACATTCATCGGTGGTAGATGGAATGGGAATACAAAGTCGACGAGGAACGGTTCCGCGAGTTGCTGAAGAAATACCCGCGCCAGCTCGCGGGCGCGATGCGCAGGGCGCTTCAGCGGACGATCTTTCGATTTCGGGAAGTCTTCCTTCAAGCGAAGCTCCACGGACGACCGGGGTTAAATCGGCGAACGGGGGATCTCATTCGAAGCTTCGTGGCCAAGGTGTCCGCGCCATCCTTAAATCTGGATGCGCTGGAGGCATGGTCGGCGTCTCGCTCGCCCTACGCTGGGATTCAGGAGACTGGCGGAACAGTGCGCCCGAAGAACCGGAAGTATCTTGCAGTTCCACTTCCGGGCGCGCTGACGAAGGCCGGAGCGATAAGAGGCACGCTTGTCGGGTCGCCACTGGAGGGGGAATCGAGACCATCGCTTTACAACGTACCCGGCCTGTTCTTGATCCATTCCCAGGCGGGGAACTTGCTTCTCGCGAAGAAGAAGGGGAAGGGAATTCTACCTCTGTTCGTTCTCAAGAAATCGGTAAACATTCCGCCGAGGATGGGATTCTTCGAGACGTTCAGGAGATGGATCGCAAAGCCGCGCTTCCAGAGATATTTCCGAAACGCGGTGAACGCGGCATGGGAAAAGACCCGAGGAAATAAATGAGCTCGATCGCAAGGACAATTACCGTCGATACTCCTTCCGAGGAGGAGATCACTGTCTATCGCGGGTCCTTCCTTCAGATCGACTTCACGCTACAGGACTCAGACGGCTCGGCTATTTCCATCGCAGATGGAACGGTCAAGTTCACGGTCTACGATATCCAAGCAGGAGCGAATGAATTTCAACTCCGTACGCAACCCGTGACAAGCGGCAGTTGGGCCGCCGATGTTGTTACGTTTACCAGCGCCGCTCACGGGTTCGCGGTTGATGATGTCGTGATAGTCGAGGACTGCACGCCCTCCAATTACAACGGGACTTATACAATCGTGAGCGTGCCCACGGCGAGCACCTTCACCGCCGCACTTGTCGGAGATCCCGGGGCCTTCACTGACGCGGGATACGTAACCGACAGCACGGCGCGGATCGAGATGACTACACCGGCGAGCGGGTTGTTTACGGTCTACCTCGAAGACACCCAAACGGACACCGATGCGAAAACCTATCGCTATTCGGTTTGGGTGAAACTCTCTGGCGGCTCTGAACTCGTCGCGGCTGATTCCGTTTTCAGGATCTACGCATCGGCTTACGCGGGGAATTGATGGCACAGTACACGACACAATCGACGGTATGGGATAGCATCGAAGCCAACCTGCTATCGGCGCTGGACCTCATCAAGCAGACGGGGGGATATAATTTCGATATTCACGAAATCGTGACATGGGGATTCGATGACTTTCCATTTTCCGGCAGGTGGCCCGCTGCGGGTCTCGTGATCGGAAGGGAGATAACTGAGGATACATTCGCAACCACGGTGCGGAGATGCAGGCGCGATATCGGAATCGAGATGTGGGTTCAGGGCCCATCAGGGCCGAAGCGGAAAGAAGCCACATTTTCCAGGGTCTACCAGATGATTATTTCGGACATCGAAAAGGCGCTTTTAATAGATCACACGCGGGGAGGGTACGCCGAGGATACGGAGATAAGCGAACGTTCACCCGCAGTTGATTCGCAGAAAAAACTCATCGGCGCGGTAGTTCGCGCCCAAGTGATTTACCGTCACAAGTTCGGGGATCTCTACACCCTGCTGTGAGGAGTAATAGGATGCTGGAACACATCGAGGACATGACCGGCGGCCTCGTGGTCAGTGCGGGGTCCCTGACAACCGCCTTCACGGGCAACATCACGACGCCGATGAAGACCTATGCGCTGGAGGTGGAGCACTACAAGGACGCGACTACTCCGCAGGGAGCGGGGCGTTGCGCGATCGCAAACGAATTGATTCTCTACTTCACGAAGACGCAGGGATCGGCGGAAGAAATCTTGATCCAGGTCACCGAATCGGACACGGAAGCCTTCACCGTTTCCAGCATCGTCCCGATCGGTGGTGCCGAATACCTGACGATCAAATCCTCTGCCTATTCCGATGCGACGAGCTACCGCGTGGGGCCGATCCCGATTCGCGGAAAGTACATCAAGATTGCCGCGAAGTACAGCGGGGGAGCTGCGACCTCTGCGGCCCTGACGGTCTACCGGAAACTGTTCCACAACGACCAACTCGCCTCAAGTGTCTCCTCGATCACGGGTCCTTCGGGTCTCGTCGCGGATGTTCGGCCCACGGATCTTGTCGTTGATGAAGGTCTCGCCTATAACGCAGCCATTCCCGTGACGCGCAGGAT